GGAGATATTAGAACAATAACTAAATTTTGTTGGTTGCCCTTAAAGGTAGGAAATACAATTGTATGGTTAGAGAAAGTTAGCATAAGACAAAGATTTATTGCTATACCTAAAGGTAATTTGAGATTTAAAAAGAAATGGGAAAACTTATTTTTTGTATAATTAAAATATTAAAATAAATGATACTAGAAAGCAAAACAGATACATTAGTATTAGAAGACGGTGAGGTACAAGAAAGTACCAATATGGAAATCGATGCCGATTCTCATATTTTCCTTATGAGAATGCTTAGTAAGTTCTATTCTGATCATATAGGCTCACCAATTAGAGAAACTGCATCAAATGCACTTGACAGTCATAAGGCTTCAGGAACAACTGATCCTATTATCGTATCTTTAAAACGAAATAAGGATGGTAATTATGAATTTTCAGTAGAAGACTTCGGATTAGGATTAGATGATCAAGATGTAGAAAATATTATTAAAAAATATGGTAAATCTACCAAGCGTCTGAGTATCAATCAATTAGGAGCGTTCGGCTTAGGCTTCAAGAGCTGTCTCGCTTACAGTACATCTTTTTATTTTATAGGTAGAAAAGATGGTATTGAAAGAAAATGGATGATGTATGAATCTGATGATGAATCTAATAAAATAGATCTTTTATGTGAATCTGAAACTACTGAAAGAAATGGTGTAAAAGTTATAATTCCTGTAAAATATTCAGATAGTAGAGATTTTCTGGATAAGATAAAAGAACAATTAGCTTATTTTGAAAGCGTTTATTTTGATTGTGGAATAGAAAACAAAGATATCAAAATATTTAGAAACGACTTATTTCAATGGAGTTCATTATCTGTAGATAACAGTCTTCATATATGCCTAGGGGATGTATATTATCCACTAGACTATGATAAGCTTGGTATTCCTAGAATATTTTGTCCTATAGGTCTTAGATTTTCACTTACAGATGGTATATTTCCAGTCCCAAATCGAGAACAGTTAAAATATACAGCAGAGGCAAAAAAGATAATTTTGAGTAAAATTACTCAAGTTGCTGAGTATTTTGTAGGAAAATATAATGAAAATGTAAAAGAAACTAATGAACCTAAGGATGTTTTCAATTATTTTAGATCTACTTCCAGAAATGTAACTCATCCTAAAGGTGAAGGTAATTTGGATGTTTCCTCACTTGAAAAGTATTCTTCTATTAAATTCATAGAACCTAAACTCAAAGATGTTAAATTCTTGACAATGAGAAGGTTATATGAAATGAGGGAATATTTATATAAAGAGTATAGCGTTAAATATAGTTTCTATAATGGTAGATTTAAGCTGGAAACTAGAAATTGGAATAAAAGGTTAGATGAAAGAGAAGTATTTAATACTCCAAATAAGATATATTTATTTAACGAATTGGATGGTAGGAAAAAGAGTTACTTCAGGGATACTCTAGATTATACTAAGAGGTTCTTTGTTACCAAGGAATTTAGTATGAAATTAGGTAGAAAACTCAAATATTCTGGAAATGTTGAAGGGTATTACCATATCTTACAGCTTTATAATCATCCTAGAAATGAATGGAGAGATAGAATTAAAGAATGGCAATCTATTGTAAACTTAACTATTTCTAAGTTTAACAATGTTGATAATATTACTGTTCCTCAAGAATACTACAATAAAAAGAAAGCTGAAAGAACAGCTAAAATGGTAGTTAAAGGAACTAATATTAGAAAACAGAAAGTTGAAGGAGAAATCACTGGCAAAGTAGCTACTGGTTTAGAAAGGTATGTTTCTAACAAAAATTGCAAGTTTGTAAGCGAAACATTTAAACTCCCATTGGCTCATAAAAATGGCAAATTTCATATATATGGAACAAGTGAAAATGAACCAATATTTCAATCATTATTTCAAGTAATAGACAAAAGAAAAACTAGACTAGTAATTTTTACAGATAGACAACTTAAAAATATAAAGAATCTAAATTTGCACAATTGGATTCATATTGATACATTTATGGAAGGAAAACATATAGTTTTTAAGCGATTAGTTACTTCATATCTAATTCATAAATTAGAACAAGAATACTATTACGTGTTCATAAAATCTAATAAATTAGAACTTATTTCTAAAACGTTACATGAAAAAGTTCAATTATTAAATGATTATAAAAATGAATATTTTAATGACGCTGATGATAGTATTTATCTTGAAATGCTTAAAGTAGCAGATACGTATAATTTATATGATCTATCTATATATGGAGTATATAAAGAAGTAAAATTTATACTTAATAGGTTAAAGTTTATAGAACCTATGTTCTCAGCCTTTGATAGAACTGGATCTGAAGGAGTTATTGATGCTACAAGAGATTTATTTAAGTATTATAAACAAAGAATAGATTGGAAACATTACAATCTACCTATAAACGAAGAAGAAACAACTAAAATAGAAGAAAATGAAACACTTGCTGAATTTGAATTGGTTTAAAAACAAGAAAAAAGAAGAATTACAAGATCTAAAGATCCAGGAGCAAAAATTAAAGAATGAATTGCTACAAAAAGAAATTGAGAAAATAGATCCTGAGGTAAGACCTTATAAAAAAGTAAAATTAGTAGGTGATATACTTACTATAATTCTTAATGATGGTAATTTGATTACTAAGGTTAAAGCTACTCAAGATGATTTCCAAAAAGCTAGACAAGCTACAAATGAAAAAGAATTGTTCAATATCGCTAGACCATCTGAAGTAATTGAAGAATTAAGAAAACACGAAGAAGAAGTTAAAAAAGTAGAAAAGATTATCAAAGGTCTAGAAATACTTAAATCTTGTCCTGATTTTGTAGTAAACGAGGATAATAGTGTGTTCATAAAGGGGTTAGATGGTCAAGTTATTGAAAGAAGCTTACCTCAGCTACTTGTTGAGAAATTTGCTGAAGTTTTCAATAATCTTGACGCTGATCAATACTCAGCACTTCAAAAATTCTGGTTAAAGTGTTGCTTAAATCCTAATGCACAAAGTGCTGAAGATCTGTATGTTTTCCTTTCAAATCATCAATTTAAAATTGATAGACATGGTAATTTTTATGCCTACAGAAATGTGGTCAGTAAAGATTCACAAAATAAAGAATTAGTAGAGTTCGTATCTAATACTTATACTAAGGTAAAAAGTATATGGAAGAAAAAATGTTCAAATTTTGCAATCTATAGTAGATTAGGAGATTTCAAGTTAGTAGAAAATGAAAAACAACCTACAGGGGAAAATCCTTATTGGGAAAAGATAGGAGGGTTAGAAGAACTTTATCTAAATCTTCCAAATATGCAAGAGAATACATATACTGATTCCCATACTAAGACATTTGATTATAGAGTAGGTAGTGTTATTTATATGCCTAGAAATGAAGGAGATGACAATAATCAAATTTCTTGTTCTAAAGGTTTTCATGCTGCTTCTAAAGCTTATGATTATAGTGGATTCGGAGATACTTCTATTCTAGTTATTGTTAATCCTATGGATGTTTTGGCTGTTCCACTTAGAGAAGTAGGTAAATTACGTACCTCTAGATGGTTCTTTGCAGCAGTTCTTTCTCAGGAAGAAAAGCATATTTTGGATGATGAAGATTTTGATGTAACAGAATTAGGTGACATATTTGAAGAAAAATGTCAAGAAAATATGCAAGAATATATTAAAAATAGCTTTGCTGAGGAGGTTAAAAGACATACATTTCAATTACCTTCTATTACAGGTAAAGAAATTACTAGTGTTATCAAATCTCTCTCAGAAATGAAAGATGCTATTTCTAATAGAGTAACTGAAGTTTAGTTTGTTTTATTGAGTGCTAAGTGTTATATTTAGCACTCAATTTTTAATTAATATCAATGGAAAACTGTTGGATTTTTAACGGAAAATGCTTATATGATGCTCCTGAGGGATATTATGGTTATATCTATCACATTATAGATAGAGAAAATCGTCATTATTGGGGCAAGAAGGCATTTGAGCATAATAAGAAAATAAAACTTTCTAAAAAGAAAAGAGTAGGTACTAGAAAAAGAATAGAAAGAACAAAAGTAGATAGTGGATGGCTTGATTATTGGGGATCATCCAAATTTTTACAAGAATACTTTGAAAAGGAAAACCCTGATAAGGAGAGTTGTTATAGAGAGATTATTAAATTGTGCAAAAATAAGGAGAGTCTTTCTTATTGGGAAGTAGCTACTCTGATAGAAAATCAAGTTTTGTTTAGAGACGATTGCTACAACGGAAATATTGGAGGACGGTATTTTCGAGGAAAGGTTCATAAATAATAATGGTAATATTTGGATATATCATTTTAAATTTCTACTTTTATGAAAATTTAAAATATGAAATCTTGGAAAGAAATAATAAAAGAACAACCAAAAATAGGTCTGTTAAGTAAATTTAGATACCATAGTAAAAATTTTCATAAACATATATTCATAGAAGCATTATGTGAATGTGGTAATACTACTATTAAAAGATCCACTGAAATCCTAAGAGCTATAAGAAATAATAGTAAAATTTCTTGCAATTGTGCTCAAAGAGAAATAGCTAAACAAAGTGGTTTAAGGAACAGAAAATATACAATAAACAATAAAATATATGAAAATTCTCCAGAAAAAAGTTATATCATAGGCTTTATTTCAGCAGATGGTTGCAATACAGGACGTAGAATATCTATAACTTTGCAATACGGAGATATAGATATTC